AATTGCACAGACTGCTTTTAGTCACAACATAGAATATTTTTGTTTTTTGCGCTGTCTACTTGACAGGGGGCGGGTCACATTGTCTACCGTCATTTTCTCGGCTATCAGGGGATTTCCAGTCGTTGCGGCTTTCATCTCGGCGAACGTCAGCGCGGTGTCGTCAATATCCTCGCAGGTTCGTGCGGCTGGCTTGCCGGACATAATCTGCGAGATTATCTGCTGTTTCTTCTCAAGAATCTGCCAGCGGTAATTATCGAAGGTGCCTTTTGTGGAGTAGTACCCGATGTAAACCTCGGAATTTTCGTTGCCCTGGCGTATACCGCGACCGTTTCGCTGCTCAATGTCCGAGGGACGATATGGGGCGTCAAGGTGGTGCAGGGCGGAGAGTTTCCGCTGGATATTCACGCCGGTTCCGAGCTTTCCGGTCGAGCCGATGATTATCTTTATTTCGGCATTATTCACCTTTTCGAACATGGCAAGGCGCTGTTTGTCGTTGGCAGCATCATGCACGAAAGCTATTTCATTTTCGGTGAATTCGCCCGACCTCACCAGCCTGTCCCGAAGCGCCTGATATACCGAGAATGCGTCCTTTTTTGGCGTATTCGTGTCGCAGAAAACCGCCTGCGCCGTGCCGGGATTCGCCTTGTTTATCTCGATTATTTTTTCAGCACAGAGGGCAACCTTTCCGCCGTCATATTCCTCGGCTTCCGGGTCGATAATGCGGGCGTCCAGCGCGACTTTGGTCATGTAAGTGCAGACGGCGAGCATATTATCCTCGTCCGGCTGTACCATTTTCGCTTCGATCCTCCGTGCGCGCTCGATTCCCTCATCGGTCTGCAATTCCTGCTCCGGGGATTTTTCGCAGATTATCATTTCCGGCTTTCCGTTCTGGATCGCCGGCAGTTTGAGGTTCATATCCGCAGTTTTGGCGATATCGAAAACCTCGCCGAACAGATTGCAAAGCTCATTCAGATTGACGAAATTAGAAAATCTCGTCCGTGGACGGAATCCATCACCGCTGGGCTTGACTTCGATAGACTGGGTAATCACGCCGAAAACGGAAGCCCAATTGTCAAAGTAGCCGATATTCATATCGTCCAGCGTCTGCTTTTGCAAAAGGTACTGCCATACAAACAGCTCGGTTATGGAGTTGCTGATCGGCGTTCCAGTGGCGAAAACCACACCGCCGCCGTTATGAAGCTCCTGCAAATAGCGGCACTTCATCTCCATATCGAACGCTTTCTGCGAGTTCGCATTTGCGTTCACGCCGGCGACGTTGTTCATCTTGGAGAAAACGGCGAGGTTCTTGTAGTTATGTGCTTCGTCCACAAAAAGAAAATCACACCCGAGTTCTTCGAACGTGATAAAATCGTCTTTTTTGAATGCGGCGCGCATTTTCTCGATTTTCTTCTCGATCTGCTTGCGCTGGCGCTCCAGAGCCTTGACCGTGAAACGCTCGCCCTTATCGGCTTTCGCCGCCTGTATCGCACTGGAGATTTCGGTCAGCTTCTCATCATACATCGCCTCCTGACGTTCAAGGGACAGCGGCATTTTTTCAAACTGCGACTGCGGAATGACAATCGCGTCGAAATTCCCGACGGATATCTTTGAGAGAAACCGCCGCCGCTGTGATTTTTCCATATCTTTCGACGTGGCTACAAGAATTTTTGCTTCCGGGAAGAACCGCTGTAATTCCTCGCCGAACTGCGCCACGACTGCATTCGGCACGACATACATCGGCTTGGTGCAGGCTCCTATGGACTTGAGGTACATTCCCGCCGCGCCCATCGCCGCCGTCTTTCCTGCGCCGACTTCGTGCGCCATCATGCAGGTTCCGGTTGCGGCAATTCGCGCGATAACGTTTTTCTGGTGAGGGCGCAGAGTAAGGTTCGGATTCATGCCGGGGATCGTGATATAATCGTCGTTGTAAGTCCTCGGCTTGATATTGTTGAACAGCGCATTGAAGCGGTCCTCGATGATCTGGATCCTGTCTTTATCCGCCATTACCCAGTCATGGAACGCCTGCTCGATTTTGTCCTGGCATTCACGCGCCAGAATGGTTTCCTTTGCGTTGAATACCCTTTCCGTTCTGCCGTCCGGAAGCTCCCGGTAATCATTCACGACAGCGCGCTTCTGGTTCAGCAGAAGCTCCGTCAGCTCGTATGCGTTGAGCCGTTTTGTGCCGTAGGTTTCAGTGGAAAGCACGTCCGACATTCCGCTTGAATTGGTAACTTTCCATTGGTTCATCTCAGGCGAATAATTAACGGTTATCTCCTTTGAATAGCCGTGCATATTGGGACGGTGCCTCTGCCATTCCGGCGTCTGGAACGTTTCGTACACGAAGTCCTGGAACATTTCCGGCTCGATGTAGATAGTTCCTATGCGGAAGCCGATATCTTCGATCCCTATTCTCGGCGGCTGATTATCCAGAAGTGCGGCAGCGTTGCGCTCATAATCCGGGTCGGTTTTGGCGGCTTCCTGAGCCAGAGCCAGCTTACTGCGGACGTGTCCGGAGAGGTATTCCTCTGCTGTTTCCCAGCCGGAATATCTGCCGCCGGTGTTCTTCGCCGGATTGCAGTAGATATGCTCGCCAAGTTCCGAAATTACCGCGTCCTTATCCTTTCCGCAGAGCTGAGAAATGTACTCCAGGTCTACCGTCTGCTTCAGATTTATCGAGAGGTGGAGCGCTTCGAGGGCGGTGTCAACGTGCGCCGGAACGCGGTCAACGTTTATCGTCCGCTGAGTGAAGATATCCGCTTTGGTAAACCGCTGTTTCCCGTCCGGGAGTTCCTCGACATTTTCGATCGAGGTCAGCCGCGGCGCGCGGATATCGTCTGCAAATGCGCTGATATTTGTTCGTCCGTTGAGGTGTCCGTACTTCTTTACAAAGCCGTCGTATGCGTTATTCAGTCGGCTTTGGAGCATTTTCAGCTCATCGTCAGAACACCCTTTCTTCTGCGCGGCGGTCACTTCGTTCAGCCGGTCGAGTATACCGCACATGGCTTTAATGCGCGGCTCGGAACTCCCCGTAAACGGCACTGCACTGCGGTTTTCTGCATAGTACAGCGAACCTCCGCTGACGTAATATGTGTACGGAGTCACGCCGTCCGGGATATCTCCGTATTCTTCTTTCGGTAATTCATCGTCTATGGTCGGCTCGGCGGAAAAATTTCCGTCAAGTCTGCCAATGGCTTCGGAAAGCCGTTCTGCGGTGTTTCCGTCAGATTTTATCGTGCGTGTATTTCCGAATCTTCCGGACACGATTTCCGGAGTTCCGAGCACCATTTCCGGGTTCTGCCGGAAGTACCTGTTTTCCTGAAATACGCTTGCTTCGCCGTAAACTCGCTCGGAGCGCACCCAGTCAAGATTGCGGTCATTCTCATGATCAAATTCGAGTTTCTGAAAGAAAAGAATATCCGTGACCGTCTGCGTTCCGGCTGTGCGGAATGCGTCCTCCGGGAGCCTTACGCCGCCGAGGAAATCCGCCTTTCCGGACAGCTCACGGCGGAATGAATCATCGTACTTATCCATAGTTCCAGCGGAGGTGATAAGCGCCATGATTCCGCCGGGCTTCAGCTTGTCTATGGATTTGGCGAAGAAATAATCATGGATAAGGTATTCGTCGTATTCCGGGTCGTAGGGCTTGAAATCCCCGAACGGCACGTTTCCGATTATTACATCGAATGTGCCATTTTCGAACTTTGTGCGCTCAAATCCACGGTTCTGTATTTTCGCTTCTGGGTAGAGTTCCTTTGCTATACGCGCGGTCAGGCTGTCGAGTTCAACGCCGTATAAACGGCTGTTCTCCGCCATTTCCGCCGGGAGATTCCCGAAGAAATTACCTGTTCCCATTGCCGGGTCGAGTATCTCGCCGCCGGTAAATCCCATGTTTTCAAGCGCCGTGTAAATGTTCTTTATGATA